ACATTTACAGTACCAGTAGCACTTACGCTATTTAAAACCTCTGTTGGTTTATCTTCTACAGTGTTTACAGCACCTGTGCCTTGAACGCCTGTAAGTGTTACATTTGCTGTTCCTGTAGAAGTAACTGCATTTACAGAGCCTGTAGCACTAACGCTACCTAGTATCTCTGTTACATTTACCTGTACAGTATTGACTGCGCCTGTAGCACTAACACCAGCAGAAATAACCTCGCTAATGTCAATTTCAAAACCACCAGCAACTACAGGGGCAATTGCACCTGTTGCACTGACACTGTTCAATACCTCTACTATATTTACTTGTACAGTATTTACAGCACCAGTTGCGGTGGCTTGGTCAAGGTTGCTTATAATAACCTTGCCATACCTAGCTGTTCCGTAGACACCTACTCCGTAAACAGCAGCATTTACGGTAACAGCCATCTGCTACTCCTTAAGCAATACGAATTACAGCGTTGCTTGCGTCAGCGGCAGGAAATTCAATCGTTAAGTCACCAGCAGTAGCACTTACTGTGCCACCAAAGTCAATAACAGCAATTGCTTTGTTACCCTGCCCTGCGTTGTAAATAATACAACCATCAGCAGATACAGTAACGTCAGCAAATACTTCATCTGTAAAATCAACAATAGCGGTAGAACCATCAAGCGAAATAGTTGCGCCATCAAGTACCTGACCGCCAGCGGAATAACCAGTACCAGATGCTTCATCAGAGTTACCAGTTACATCAGAATAATTAGTTGTGCTGGCATTATATGTGCCAGTCGGTGTAGCTTTAATTAAAGCAAGTTTCAAAGAATCTGTGTCCAAATCATGGACACCGCCAAGAAGTTCAGTCTTAAAGCTGTTACACATTGCAGTTGTGATTGCCATGATTTGTGCGTCCTTTATTAAATCTCATAGAAATGGAAGAGCAAGTTGCCCTGCTCTCCCATATATTATTTAGGCAAGTGTGTCACGGTCTACTTCGTTAGCAGCCATGTCACCTGTGTCGCTGATGTCCATGCAAAGTGCAAAGACACGAACCTTACCCGATGCAATACCACCATCAGTACCAGCAAAGGTCAGGTCAAGAGTGTCGTCAGCGGTCAGGACTGCTGGAAGACCCTTGAACTCTGTAGCAACAGATGCAGCTTGAGATGCATAGTCACCAGCAGAAGCAGCGTCAAGGTCAAAGCCATCAACCCAGCCATCAGCATCAATGCTGCTGAAACCGAGGTCAATAGTACAGTCAGAACCTGCACCAGCAACGGCAGTCATAACTTCCACGCCAGCAGCAAGAACTGCAGTGCCAGCAGGAATAGTCATCATCTGCACAACGTCAGCAGCAGATGGGTCTACAGTAGTAACAGCGAAGTCAAGTTCATTCTGTACCAAGTAGACGTTACGTCCACGCTGCGTGTTACCACGAGCAGAAGCGAGATTTGAAGTAATAGTAGCCATTAATCAGTCCTCCCTTAAGCCAAGTGGTACTTTGCGTTCACAAGTGCTTCTGGACGAAGAATCTTGCGACCGTAAAGGTGCATACCACGAACAATGTCAGCAAAGCTGTCAGGGTCACGGTAGGTTTCGGTCTTGTTAATCTGCTCTGCAGTTGCAACAGCAGAAGAATGACCAGCAACAATCACACCGTAGTTGACTGCAGAGTTCGTGCCAGCGAAGGACGAACCAGTACCAACTGAAGGAAGATTGTTAGAAGTATACACGGTAAAGCCGTGAATGTTGTTGCTTACAACACCGTTCTGCAGACCAGAACCACCGAAGTCAGCATTGAACAGACGAGAGTCTTCGTCTTTCAGTACTTCAATGAATACTGGGTCAAGAACGAGCCAGCGACCCTGCGAATCCACATTTTGCTGGTCCAGCTTACGAGCCATACGAGCAATAACTTGAAGTGGGTTTGCGTCACCAGCATTAGTTGGAGCAGCACCAGCACCAGTACGTGGCAGGATAGCGATTGCTTCACCCGGAGTACCGTTGTTAAAGTCAGATGCATCCATCTTCATGCTTGAAAGCAGTTCGTCTGAACCAGCAGTTGCGACAGCTTTTGTACCGTTAACAGTGGTGTTAACAGTGTCTGGCGCACCGTGAAGAGCAGACTGTGTAAAACCAGCAAGGTAGCCAAGAACATCTTGGTCAAACTGGTCAGCAAGGCGGTAAGCAGCACGGTCGCTTGCCAGAGACTGGAAGTTAACGTGGCTGTGTGCCTCTTCAATGTCGTCAACCTTAAATGCAAAGTAGTTAGCTTTGTCAATGGTCAGGCTGAAGTCTTCGTCATCAAGGTCTTGCGGCGTGATGGTTGTACCACGGGCGTAAGCCTTAACTGTGATTTCGGGTTCCTTAATAATCTTAACGGAATCACCCATTGCTGCAATCTCACCGAAGTAATCGGAGTTGGTGATTGCCTCACAAACAGCGGCCTTGCGGAAAGCAAGTTGCACCTGTTTGCTGTAAATGACGGGTGAAAAATTACCGTTAGGAAGATTACCATACCCGGCTGCGGTATTAAAAGCCATGATATTATCTCCTATTTGGCATTAAAACAGATACAAACTCACCAGACTAATCAGAGGCTGATTCACTATGGGTGCGTATCTTATCTAGTTGGCCTACCAGATAGTCAACGGGCCATGTTCGTCAGGTAATCCGTAAGACAATGGTTATGTTTGTGTAATTGTGTAGGCAGATAGCAAGCCTACCTACACTAATGTTGACTATAGTTATACTTACAATTAACTAGTTGTCAACACTTTTTTTGTAAATTATCTAGCGGAGCCAGATATATCATAGATAAACTTTCCTGTACGGATAGCTTCCATGATTTCATCAGACTTCTTCTCATATTCTTGAGGAGACATCTTTTGAACTTGAGATTCACGTAAATAAGTACTTGCCTCATCTTCTTGTGGCTTGCTACGTGAGTTACGTGTATCAACTGATTTTGCTGCATCTTTACTGGTTGAAGACTTTTTTGTATTTAGTCCTCTATCAGCTTTATACAGGTCAATTGCTCTTGCAGCAGAACGTGCGTCATTGTCATTTTCATATAGAGCATCTTGTACCCATTTAGGTTGGTCTTCAGCCCACTCATGAAAATCATCACTAGAGCGAATGTCATCAAAGTCAGGATGCAATCGCATAAGTTCTGCTTCAGCTTTTTCTTTCTTTGCAGAGTATTGCATTTCATCTACTACTTTTATGCGTTCTTCAAGAGACTTTGCTTGCTCTTGCGCTTTTTTAATAGCAATAGTTTCTACAATCGCTGCAACATCTGGATACTGTGATGCCCATGCATCTAGGTCATCGTCAGATTTCGGTAGCTTCATTTGTTTACGTGAAGCACTATCCAGTTGATTTTTGAGTTCGTTTATTTGGTCTTGGAACTCTTTTTCTTTATCTTGCATATGTCTACGCAAGTCACCATAACGTTTCTTAAATGTTTTTTCTTCTGCGTTAGTTGGTTCAGCTTCCTGTGATTCATCGGTAGTTTGTTCTACCTCACCACGTTGTTCTTTCATCAGTTGTTCAAGTTCTTCTTCTTCCATCTTGCGTTTTTCTTCGTTACTATACTTACGATTTGCAAACGCAACTTTCTTTGGTGGCTGCATTTCTTCAGCCATAATAGCACTTTCTGCCATTTTATTTTCTCCTTCTGGGGCCACCGTAGCCATGTTGGGGGATGGGTAAGCCAGTTAATCTAACAGTTAACGTGCTGCTAGTCCACGTCTAGGTGCTGCTACATTACGCGGATTTGCTACCCGCAAACCTGAAAGCAACTCTTCACCTAATACTTTACGAAGCACCATAGCATATGGTGTTCCTTTATTCTGTCTAATTACATCTTGTTCATCTTCAGACAAAGCCATAAAGCGTTCTCGTATTTCGCCTTGTAACTGCATCATAATCTCTTCTCTATCCATAGTATGCTGAACCTTTCTTTGATATTACGTGTTTAATAATCCATCCTGTTGGGTCAATTTGATACCACCGTTTTGTTGTTGTATAATTACGTGGGCTATCGTGGTGATTTTTATGCCAGCCATCCCCCCAACTAATAATGTTTATCCACCATACATTAGATGCTTTATGATTACCTACTGCATCTTCAGAGTGATTTACGTAATTTGTTAAACCCTGCGATATAAGTGTGCAGCAAGCGGGAAGACAGAACCCTACAACTAAACCTGTATATCCAAATAATACAAACAAACTAATTGCATATATAAATGCAGGAAGAAAGGTGTACTTATGCATTGTTACAAGAAACTTGTCTTTAAGCAAATCTACTACAGTCTTTGGCGAAAAGTTAACCTTGTACTGCAGTGTGACCATTTTTAAAAAACCATCTTGTGCATTGTGCGGGTCTTCTTCTGTGTCTGACAGTTTATGGTGCATACGATGAATACCGGCCCAACCAATAGGAGAGCCGGAGCATGAAAGCAAACCAAAAATAGTACATAGTTTACGTAGCCATTCATATTTAAACTCAAATGACTTGTGACTATAGTATCTATGAAAGGTCATAATCATTCCAATGATGTTCATCAGAATAAATATAACAGCGGCTATACTTGCCTGTGCGTATGTCAGTTCATGCAAATATAAATAAAATGCTGACACTAACAAGTTTGCATAGAATACATATTGTACAGTTACAATTCTACTCTCAAATGGATTGAACATTACTTACTTACCTTTGTTAATACCCATCCCATAAGTCTTAATGTAGGCCAAACTAATGTCTGTGTAACCTTATCATATATTTTTTGTTTTGTAGAAAGTGTATTAGTGTATCTTGCTTTATAATATGCTGTTGCAAGATTAGCTAGAGTTGCAGTCCAGCCTGTGTCTTTGACTTTTGCCGCAAGTTTAGGACCAAACCAATCATATGCTTTCATTAAGTATGGGTCATTTCTGCGTAGCATTATACCATACTTTTTCAGTGATGTAAAGTGGTCACGTGGAATTATGCCGTTAGCATACGAGGCTGTGCAGATGTATGTGCCGGGGCCATCATCAGAACCCGGACCATCGTTGTCAGAACCATCAGTACCACCGCCTCCGGGTTCACCGCCTGTTGAGTCTTCTCCACTTGTATCCGCACCTGTATTGCCCATACCGGGTGATGAATCACCGCTAGGCTCACTGTCTGGAATGTTTCCAAACTCATCGCCATAATCAGAAAAATCAGTAGCAGCTGCTGCTGCATCTTGCGCTCTTGCTACATCTCCGGCTGTAGGTGTACCTGTTACAGCATCACCTCGTTCAATATTACCAACAGCGACAGCAGCTGCTGCTCTAGGGTCTTGAACAGCAATTGCTTTAGCTGCCGCAATCGCTCTGTTCTGTCGCTCTTTAAGGGCATTTACTTTTGCTAATGCGGCATCTGACATCAAAACACCACTACCTGCTTTTACACCGACTTTGGCCCCCGTTTTAGGGTCTCTACTTGTAACCGTTCCTGCCTTTGTTGCATCCGCTATGTCTTTATCTAGATTCCTTGCAATGTCTCCGTATCTAGCAGCGGCTTCTGCAACAGCGGCTGGGTCATTTACTTTATCAGATGTATAACCTAATTCTGCCATAGCTGAAACTGCACCTGCTTTAATAGCAGCTTGATTTTCAGGTCTGGCAATAGCATCCTCAATAGCTTTTGCTACATCTAGACCTTTCTTACGTGCGCTATGTGCCGCAGACATTACGTTGCCTAATAAGGTAGCTTGTTCTTTAGTATTTAATTGAGAAGCATTTGTCATGCCCATAACAGATAGTCCAGCTTTTTTACCTAAATTGCCTGCAATAGCCATGTCGTTATATGAAGCATCCATAAAACCAAATTCTGTTGCTAATGCACTTGCAATAGATGATGTAGGCATAATTGAAGCAAGTTGATACCTTGCTTGGTCAAATGTAGCAGAACGTAACTCTGGATTTTGAATACCAAATACTGCATGTCCACCAAATGCTTGCGCATGGTCCACTTCAGTTGCTGGTGCAAAACCAAGTGTTGTCATTGCTTTTGCTGTTTGAACTGCTGTTGTGTCTGATAACACATCTTCATCACCGCCTCTGTCACCACCATCAGTAGGCTGTGTAGTACCCGGTTGGTCAGGTTGAGCTGGAGCAATATCTTCAGGTACATATTCTGTATAACCTTCTGGAATTGGATATACTGGTTCGCCATTAATAAATGGAATGTATAAAGACTGACCTGCTTCGTTCCTGTACTCACGTGTTTCTGATACGCCGCCTATAGTTGGCATCAATTGACCAAATGTGTATCCGGGTTCTGTACCTGTTCCTGTTGGTACATTATAAAATGAAGGCAAATAACCGCCTTGTCCCGGCTGTGTATATTGAGGCTGTCCAAACGGTTGAAACTGTGAAGCGGGTTGCACTGTCTGTGCATAATTAGCAAATTGTGAAGGAACGCTAAAACCGCCAGCTATTTGTGGTTGGTACACACCATAAGGTTGTTGTTGATAAGGTTGTTGTTGTTGCTGTTGATAGGGTTGTTGTCCATAAGCTGGTTGGTTTGGCACATATCCACCAACTTGCATTTCCATTGGACTTTCATTATCATCTTCAATATCAAGGTCATCCATGTTAAAAGGTATACCATCTGGAATAGTAGCTTCTTCTGAATTACCCATTTGCCCCATCGCTTCCATACGAGCAAGACCCATTTTAGCTTCATCTCTTAATGCCATCATTTTATCTAAACCATGATAGCGAACAACATCCGCTGGCATGACAAATTCACCTTCGCTTAATTGTGCAGGAATGTCGTCACGTACTTCTTCTTGTGTAGAACCTATCGGTACATCATTACCAGATACTGGGTCTACTGTGCCACCTTCTTGCATAAGGCCACCTTCGTCAAATAGGTCCATTTGTCTAGCCATACCACCCTCTTTCATAAGTGTTGCACTTCTTGCTTGCGCAGCCTCAAGTGCTTCTTCTAAAGTATCATGCCGACTTGTAGGTTTAATTTTACCATCAAGTAGCATTTGTTTAATCTCATCTTCATTATACTGTACACCATCGTGTATAGATGGGGCATTAACATACGCATTATCACCAAATTTTATTGTAACCGATTTTTCAGAAACATTTTCTCCTTCAGGAGTTTTGTACACATCCCGACCTGCTGTCGTTTTTTCTCCTGTCTGTGTTCCTACTCTATCAGCCATTGTTAATTACCTCATCTCGTAAGAGTTTTAATCTACGTAGAGTAGTAATAGCACCTTGCGCACGATGCATCATTACGGTACTCTCAGATTGCTCTAGTGATTTATGTTGTTGGTCTATAAGCGAATCAATATAACTATTGAATGCTTCCCACTGGCGGTTGTTGCCCACCAGCGGCTTGAGCCTGCTCAATATTTGCTTGTCCATTATTTGCACTAAATCCTTGTTCACCCGGCACAGGAGCCTGTCCTACACCAATATTGCCGCCACCTGCACCTGTTGGGTCCATAGCATCTGCACCTGCTGGTGCTTGTGGTTGACCTTCAGGTGCTGGTTGTTGCTGCTGGAAACCCTTGAGTATCTCCGCTTGCAATGCAGCTTCATTCATATTGTTGGTTACTTTATCGGGGTCAAGGTCCATTGACTTTGCAATTTCCCGTACAATATATGGGAACTTTGCAAATGGAGCAAGAGCAGGATTACTTGCTACTTGCAAGAACTGCATTAAACGCTGACTACGTACTTCGTTAGCCATAAGACTTTCTGTACCACGTGCTTTAACTTCTAGGTCGCCTTTAATAGACGGGTCAAAATCAAACTGCATATTAAAGCGGAAGAAGCCTTCACCTAATGGGCGAAGCAAATAGTCGTCTACATTCTTAATAACATTCTTTGTACCGCCAGCAGCAGCGTTCATAAGCATAGAGATACCACTAGCAGTACGACCTACACCTGATACACCAGTTTGTCCGTGTGCAAATGATGGGAAGCCTGTACTTTCATCGGCAAGTACACGAGCCTTATCAAACATCATCATGTTTTCACTAGACACGTTAGGATACTTTGTACCAAAGATAGCCTGTCCCGGTGCGCCGCCTTGTCTGCGGAATACCTTACCCGGATATACAGACAAGTCCTGTCCCGGAACTAGATTGGTTTCGTCTATTTCAATAAGCAAGTTGCCAGATAGTACAGCATTATCAACAGCCATACGCATGAAACCATTCATCAGTGTCTGCGTATCATCCATGTTTTCAGCAATACCAATGCCAAAGAATGAATATGGGTTTAGTTCATATGGTGCAGCATGGTACGGAATTTTAGCAGGTTTAAATGGATTGAGAACCATGCGTAACAGTTTACCGTTACAAATCCAAACATTGGCCTGTAGTTCATCAAAGTCACGCAGTTCTTTTGGTATCTCTACGTTCTGGTCAAGGAGAATATCAACATCTACCATACCCCAATACTCAAGAACTTCAAAACGGTCTACACCATGCTCTGGTGCATAGTCAGACAAGTCATCTTCCCAATACTTTTTGGTATAGTTTTCGCCCATGCGAATGGCTTCATTGATAACTGCATCACGAAAGTACGGACGTTTTTTAAGATTACGCAATTGAGAACGTGACATCTTATGTCGTTGGATTACAAACTGTGCCTCATCCATGTTGTTTGCATCAGGGTCTGGATAAAAATCCCACACAGATACATGGCTAATTTCTGGAACTGTTTTAAATACTGGGTCGTACTCACCATCATCATTCCAATTAGGATACTCTTTATCAGTAGCAAATGGTCCTTTAATAACACCCGTGCCAAACAAAGACATTTCAAATGCTGTATTACGTAAATGTTTAGTAGCACCAGACTCTTCTAATTGGTCATGAATTTTTTTCTGCATCTTTTTTGCAGCAATCATAGCTGGGCTAAACGTAATAGCAGTAGGGGTAAGACCTGTTCCTTCGCGCAACTTATCTTCAATAGGCATAAGTTTATTGCGCAGTGCGCCTAGCTTGTCCATCAAAGTTTTTGCTGTAGCACCCGGTGGTAATTCTTCACCATCGCCAGCAAAACCATAAGGACTTTCTAATTCAGCAGCTTCCCCGCCTAACTGTGCAGGTTCCTGTGGGTCAAAATGCACATCGTCAACCACGCCTTCAGGAAGTTCCGTGGGGTCAATAGACAATGGAAACTTATTATTTGCAAACAGTACATCAACAATTTGACCATAAGCAGCTAGTGTTTTTGTTTTTGTAATCTTAATAAATACACGAGACTTTTCTGTTTCTGTAAACTGTACATCTGGTCCGTATAGACCCCGATAGTTACGATATGCTTTTAGCCAACGCTCTTCATCTTGATAGCGATAATCTTCTGCACGAGTGTACCGTTCTGTGATATAACCAATAATGTTGGAAACATCTACATCTTCTACTGTGCTATCCTCTGTATCTTCCAGAGAAATTGCATCATCTTCTATCATAATGTTGTCATCTTCAGCCATACGAAAATTCCTTAATATCCAAAGGTTGCATCTGCTACCTGCATAGTGCCGCCGGGTCTGCCCATTGGGTCGTAGTCAAATATACTAAATCTTGGTCTGGACATTATACCATATCTTAATGCGTCATACAAATGGTCTTCAGACGTTGTATCAATGTCTTCTGGGTTTTTCTTGTCGATTGGTAATGCTGGGAGTTGGGCCACCGTATTTGTGCAAGTATTAAAGAAAACAAGTCTAGGTTCCTCTGTAAATTCATCTATCTGTAGTCTACGGTGTATTTCGTTTTTGCCAGCTACCCGACTGCCACGGCTTCTATCAGACGGCCTCCAACGACAACCTCTACCAATCATTTGTTCTGCAAGGGATGGTCCTGTATCACCACGCTTATGCCACAAAGAACTGTCAAGTACTCCATACTTTATATTACCGTCTTCAGCTTCTAGGTTCATTACCATATCAGCCAAGTCTGTAGCTAGAACTTTACTGACGTATAATTCTCTATATACGATAAGTTGCTCATTAGGCGATACGGCAAACCAAAGCACACCAGAGTGGCTACCGTAGCCATAGTCGCAAGCCCGAAACTTAACCCAGTTATTAGGAATATTGAAAGGCTCAATAACATGAACATTCCTATCAAACTCTGTAAAGGCAGCACCTTCTTTGATGTCCCAATCCCCCTCAAGCAACTGACGGCGTTGTTGTTCAGGAAGGGAAAGAAGCATTGCTTCGTAATCACCTGCTTCCGAAAGGTATGGGTTATCAGAAAGTCTTGCTGGTATAAACCGTCTTTTAAATAAAGCCTTTCCAGCCTTGCTATGTCCTGCTGGATATCGCAAGACTTCTGTTGTTTCAATATCTGTGGCATCAAAAGTTGTTCCGTAAGGTGCGGGGTCAATAAACATTTTCTTAACCCAGTGATGACCTCTACCTCCGGGGTTGGTTGTTGCCCTCATAAAAATGGGCAAGTCTGGTGCAGTGGACCGTAGACGACTTCGCATGTAATTCCATGCATATGGTGTGGCCCATTGTGTCAGTTCGTCAAAGCCTATCCAGCTAAATGC